CTGGCTCACCACCTAGAAGACAAACACGTATCTTATAATTTTTTAAATAGTCTAGTGTTTGTTTTAGGAAATCAATATCAACTGTTAAGTTTCTCATCTCTAAAGTATAACTTGTACAGTAATGACAATCTTTATTACAAGACATAGACATAAAAAAATCTATGGCTAAATAATTCTGTTGTATTTCTCTTAATGTTTTCATATCTTAAATTTGTCAAAAAAGAATTTGTTAAATGCCACTAATAGTTTTTGTTTTGCGTGATCTTTAAAATTCAATTCTTCAAATATATAATCTTGTTTTTCATAAGCCTTTTCTATTATATAATGATAGATGTCCTCTATATCATCTGCTATCAAAGACTTGTCAAGTATTATATCATCGCCAAGAATATATTTCATCTTCTTAACTAACTTTAACAACTTAAATGGTATTTTACTTGTAACATCAATCATGTTATTTTTATCATCAAAATAACAGAAAGTTTTAAGTGAAGGACTAATTACTATTTCGTTCATACTGTTGCCATTATAATATTACAAGTGTTATCAACCTCTTCATCCGTAAGATATGGATGAATAGGCAATGTTAATATTGTATCACATATTTGTTGAGTATTCAAGCACTCATCTTTCCTATTTATTAGGTTGTTATACATAGGGTTTTCCGATATAGGATTCGGGTAATGTACACCTGCATTAAGTCTTTTCTTTAAGGTATCTCTTATCTCTTTATTCTCTAATCTTATAACGTATTTGTGATAACAATGATTAACTATATCATCTACCTTTTGTAATGTCACAGAGTCTTTTAATAGATTGTCATATCTCTTTGCTATTCTAAATCTCTTATCTTGCCATTCGTGCATTTTAGATATTCTAAAGTTTATAAACTCGGCATTTATTGCTAACATTTTAGAGTTGTATCCTAACACTTCATTGTTACCGTGTCTTCTTAACTTTCTAATAAAATCTGCTTGAGTTTTATTGTCTAGTAAAACAGCGCCACCACCTGATATACCTGCAACAGGTTTGTTTGCATTGAAACTTAATGTTGCAATATCGCCATATGTACCTGCATATTGACCATCTCTATTTGCACCAAATGATTGACAAGCATCCTCTATTAATTTTATATTCTTTTCTTCACAAAAGTTTTGTATTTCTGTCATGTCAGATATATTACCAAACAAGTGAGGATATACAATTGCCTTAACTTCAGGTTGATACATTCTTCTTACACTTTCTATAGATAAATGATAAGTGTCAGGATCAATGTCACAGAATACAGGTGTTGCACCTATCATTGATATACAAGACGCTGTAGATATCCATGAAAAGTTTGTAGTCATTATCTCATCGCCAGGTCCTAAATCAAGTGCCATTAGAGCAAAACGTAGAGCGTCTGTGCCACTAGCACAAGTTACAGCATACTTTCTTTTTATAATACTTGTAATATTCTTTTCTAAAAACTCAACATTTCTTTCGTTTTCTTTTTGCATAACATTATCAAAAAGTTTTAAGTATTCATCTTTATTTGCTAGATAATCTCTATCCCAACCTGTCATATAAGTACTCCGCTATTCTTTCTTGCCCTTTTGCGTTAGGGTGTCTATCTAATTCTGATATTTTATGTTCTTCTTTTAATGCACCAAACTCTATAGAAAAACCACCTAATTCTTCATCACCTGGCCAAGTAAAAAACTTATCATTAAATTTGTTATAGTAAGGTGAATTTTTTATAGTATTTAAAACAATCTCTTTTAATTCTTCTCCGTTTTCATCAACCGTGTACATACCAAAACCTTTTTGTTCCATTGAAGATTTGCCTTTTAGTTTTTTTAGTTCCCATACATGTCCTCTATATAAACTAATCATTTGAAAATGTAAGTAAGGAAGTTTTTCTTGTTCCATAAGATTTTGAAAAGCATATTGGTATCTAATACTTCTTTCTACCCAATATTTTAAGTCGCCTTTCATATCTTGTCTGTCATTTGTCCATCTATTTTTAAACTTATAATCACGTCTAGGTGCCGTAGACCATGCAGCCATAACCATACCTATTTCTTCTTTAGGTGTTTTCTGTATGTAATCACAAAGAGAAGAATAAATGTATTCTTGTCCTGCACCACACTTGCACAGATTAACACACTCCATACCAAGTTTCTCTGCTAGTATATTAGGCCATTTAGGCCAATCTGTATCCATATCAGGATGAAATGGTGATAAAAATATCTCATCACCCCAACTACATCCACTTACTATTAGTTTCTTCATAAATTTAATATTAACTTTGCTTCTTCACTTAACATATCTCTACTAAATGGTGGAGTATGTGTAACAACAACTTTTACATTATCTTTACCTGCTACACGTTCAGTAGCTTCTTTTATATTATTACTGATTTCATCAGCAGCTGGGCATAACATAGATGTTAATGTATGAGTTATTGTAACTTTATTTTCTTTTATATCTATATCGTAAATTAAACCTAAATTGAATACATCTATTGATGGCATTTCAGGATCATAAACTGTTTTCAATTCTTTTATTATATTATCTTTCATCATGCTTTATTTTTTACTATTGATTTACCTTTCTCATCTAAATGATGTTCTATCTTTATATGATCATCCTCTCTAACTAAACAATGATACAGACAATTTCTAGGTACTCTACTATGATCGCCTGCTTCACCTTCTTTCATTATTTTTTCAAAATCTCTCCACTCATCTGACAATACTATTTCATCTACGTTTTCTGCTTCACTTACTTTACTAACTTTTAACATTTTCTGAAACAAAGGTGTATTCAATGTCCATTCTTGGTCGCACCAACAACAAGGTAATAGATGACCTCTATTACTCATAGCCATTTGTTGTTTGCCATTCATACATTGAGCAACAAACTTACCTTCTAGTTTATCTTTTTTGTCCGACATCTGGTCTAATATATCCTTTATATCCTAAATTGTATTCTTTTGTTTTTGGTCTTAATGGGTCGTCTTCGTTCATCCAACGAGATGAATGTAAAACTATAAACATTAAACCCTCATCTATTGCCATTTGTTTTGCCTTTTCTAAATTATGTTCATTATAACTAAACACTATAAACTGCCACGATGGCGTTTGTTGTAAATGTTGTTTTGACATGAGCATAACTTCATATAATTTTTGACCATCTTGGTTGATACGATACATATTACTTTCTTCAGGTAAACCATCTATTGCAAATATCCACTTTGCTTTAGGGTGTGCCTTAAATGCTTTTTCATACCATTGTTTAGGTTTTTGTGACGAGGCGTTATGTACGGTAACTTGTATTCCTTTTTTATAAAGATAATCTAATATTTCTACAAAATGAGGATGATGTACTGGATCAGATAACTGACCACAGAAATTAAATGAGTCAAAGTAATCTGATAACTTTTCTATTTCATTCATAGTAGCATCCCTACCATAAACTTTTCTGCCTTCAAGTGTAAAGTTAGTCTGTCTTTGACATCTCATACACTCTAATGGACACCTATTACTTATGTCAATGTTTATACCTTTCTTTGATCTTCTATAAAACGATATATCACTCATTTGCCTTTTCTCTCAAACATGTTACCAGTTGAATCAAACCATTCTTCTACTTTTAATTTATCTTCACCGTCATCTAAACAATGATGTTTACACACGGCAGGTATTTTATTTACATCGCCTTCTTTTAAAATATTATAAAACTCTACCCATTCTTTTGAAGATACTATATCTTTTAAACTTTTATTCTTTGCAATATCACTTACACTTAATAACTTTTTTATTTCTTCAAACTGAATCCATTTAGGCGTATCAATATAACAACAAGGCAGTAATCTGCCTCTATTATCTACAGCCATTTGTGTAGTAGTATTCATACATTTAGGTCTAAATTTATCCATACTGATTAGACCATATTCTTTTAGTTTTATCTTTAGGCATATAAGGATCGTTTTCATTTAACCACTTTGATGAATAACAAAGACTAAAATTAACATCATTGTCTTGTGCCATCATTCTTGCCTCATCTACATCTTTTTCGTTATAAGAAAATATAATATATTGCCACATAGGTGTAGTGTTTAAATGTTTTTTACTTTCTAACATTATATTAAATAGTTTTTCGCCGTCTTGGTTTACTCTATACATGCAACTATCTTTAGGTAGACCATCAATACCAAATACCCAACGCATATCAGGATGTGCTTGAAACGCCTCTATGTACCATTCTTTAGATTTTAAAGATGAAGCGTTATGTATAACACCATCAACATTTTTCATTTTACATAATCTTAATATATCAATAAAGTATTCGTTATGTACAGGATCAGATAACTGACCACAGAAATTTATTGATTTAAAATAATCAGTTATTTTTACAAAATCATCTACTGTTAAATCATGTCCAGGTATATCTTTATTGCTTGAAAAGTAAGTTTGTCTTTGACATCTAGGACATTCTAATCCACATCTTGCAGATAGATCAACATTGACACCAGGATTCTCACCTTTATTTCTTATAAAAAATTGACTATCGTACATTACATTCTATAAATTGCAGCTAATAAGTTTGATATTTTATCTTCATTTCGTTTATCAGTTAAACAATTTGCCTCTCTTTTCCAGTAAACAGGACCACCATCTTGTATTTCTTTATCTCTTAAATATAATACTTTCTTACCAAAGTATTTACATTCTTGTATAATACGTGGTGCAGGATCAAAATTAGGTTTTGTGTAAACGTATGTTTCAAACGAACCTAATAAATTTTTTACTGGTACATTCACGTTATTGTATTGTGGGTTTAAATAATCTTCTGGATAAGTTATGATACCATGTGATTGATATAACATATAATTTTTACTAATAACATCTTCAACTGCTTCATAATACATTTTATTTGTACCTAAAAATAGATACTGATATTTTATATCATGTTTAAATGATTTGTATATACTAAAGTTTATGATCTTTTCAAATTGATGACCCACGCCATTTTTATAAACATCAAAGTCACATAGGTCAATAACCTGTTTAGGTTTAAATTTTTCTAATGCAACATGATAATCAACAGGATGATTTTCAGAATATACAGATATAAGTTTACAACTGAATAGTTGATGTAAAGTTAATTTTTGTGTTTCGGTTCGTAGTTTATAATCATACAATCCTAAAGTCAATTGACTTCTACCCATAATCAAAGTTATATCATTTGGTTTAGGTAAAAAATAATCAAAATAAACATTTTCAATTTTGATATATTGTTCAGTTAGAGCTGCTATATAATCTTCTTGTGTAAAATCTTTATTTGGGATAATTATGAGAGAAGCGTTTATACCTAAATCTAATGAATTTAGATAACAACAATGTTCATAACTATATCTTAAAAGGCCATCTCCAGGCTTACTTGTACATACTATATTTACATTTTTCATAATAATATTATATCATATCCTTTCATTTCCGTCAAGTTTATTTAAAAGGATGACCGTAAAAAAACACTGGTAAACTGTGTCGTTCTCCTTGTTTTACTATATAAACACTATGGCTTTGCCATGATGGGAATACTAATACACTTCCTTTAAATAATGGTATATTAAAATTGTTTATATTATGGTCTTTCATCATAAATTCACCGCCCATAAATTCTGATGGATCATTCAATAAAACAGTCATTGATAATTTTCTTGTCATATTGAATATAGGACTATCTGTCGTTTTAACCACACTATTGTGACTTGCTAATCCATCTCTATGCCATCGGTACTGATTACCAACTCTATAGTTATGTAATTGTACTTGTTCACCTTCTATTTCATAACGCCAACCTGATTCTTCATTGGCCTTATTCATAAAGAAATATAATCTTTCTAATAACCATTCATCATCTTTTTCAGAGTTGATGATACGTTGTATATCAACATCTCTAAATGCTCTGTGTTGTACCCAATATAAGTTATCAGTTTCTTTTTGTTTCTTAAAATGATTACTACTATCGGGACAATCGTTTCTATCGCTAGTCATCCATTTCATGCTACTATTTATAGACTAAATAACTATATGAAATATGACTTAAATCTTATAAGAGAAGAATTGAGAAGACTACCAAAATACGAAAAACAATTGTATCTACAAGGTCACTCAAAAGATATGGATCCAGAAGAAGGTGCTGATAAAGGTTATGACGTAGATAATACTGAACATACCTATAACATACCTTTATTTGATAAGATACCTTACATTAATAATATTATAAGTGAAAACAATTTAGTAAGAACAAGGTTGATGAAGATGAGGCCTAAAGCATGTTATCTATGGCATGCTGATAAAACAAAAAGATTACACATACCTGTTTATACACACTCACATTGTTTTTTATTAGTAGATGAAGATAGAATACATTTGCCTGCTGATGGTACTGCATATGTAGTAGATACTACAAAAAATCACACAGCATTGAATTGCTCAAAGATAGATAGGATTCATATTGTAGGCGCCTTGCAATGATTTATGATTTAGTGATTACGTCTTTACCAGGAATGGATAAAGGTAAACCTGCACCAGGTCCTGCATTTATAAAAGGTTACCTAGAAACTTTTGGTTACAAAGTTAAAGTTATAGACGGCAATCAATTAGATACTTTAGAAAACATACACAAAGAAATTGCAAAGTACGAATACAAATGGTTAGGCATATCTGTCTTTTCTTTTCTACAAAAAGACAATGCTTTAAAACTTGCTGAACCTTACAAGAACGTATTGTTTGGCGGGTCTGGCGTAGATAAGAATTGGCCTAGAAAACCTTTTATAAGAGGTGAAGAGCATGCTCTCAAAGCATTTTTAGAAGGTGATTTAGATTTTCCTGGTATCAATGGTAAAGATCCTGTACAGATGGAAGACATAGAAAGTCTGCCACCACCTGATTATTCAGATACAATACATCAACACAAATACGACAGAGCAGTTATATCAGGCAGTAGAGGTTGTGTTCGTAAGTGTACCTTTTGTGATGTTATGTCAATATGGCCAAAGTATAGATGGAAGACAGGTAAAAAGATTGCTGACGATATGCACCAAGTTGCTGACGCTACAGGTTTTGATAAGATAGTATTTTCAGATTCTCTAATTAATGGATCAATGAAACACTTTAGAGATTTATGCCATGAGTTAGCAAATAGAAAGAAGAAAATAGAATGGGATGCTCAGTTTATTGTTAGAGATAAAAAGACTTTCTCTCAACAAGACTTTGATAACTTATCTATATCTGGTTGTGATATGCTAGAAATGGGTATAGAGTCAGGTAGTGAACAAGTAAGACACCACATGAAAAAGAAGTTTAGCAATGATGATATAGAATACTTTGTTACAAATTTAGGTGAACGTAATATAAAAATGAAATTTCTACTTATATGTGGTTACCCTACAGAAACAGAAAAAGACTTTGAAGAAACTTTAGATATGATAAGAAAATATAGAAAGTATGCTAAAAAAATTACTATCTCACACCATATAATGATAACTTTTCAAAACACACCATTAGATTTTGAACATAGAGATTTATTTAATTCAGAATTTGGTTATCATTGGAAAAATGAAAATTCAGATTTTGCAATTAGATTTGATAGATTTAAAAGATTGATGAAGTTGGCACAAGACCTAGGTTATCAGTTTCAAAAACATGCGTTAGATAAAGTAAAAGCGTATCAACAAGATTTAGATAAACTTAATCAACACAATAATATTGCTGTACAAAGTTAGAAAGACTTATTAAAACCTAAAGTAAACTTTCTACCTTCTTGTGAGAAACCATGAGGTGCCTCGTAATTTTCATCTAATAGATTTAATATACTAATACCGAAGTCTATACCATAGTAGTTGTAACCTACATTTAAATCAAATAAATGTGTTTCAGGCATTGATATAGTTGACCAGTTTGAATTGTGTACATCTAAATGTTTACCTTTGTATTTGTAGTTTGTTGTTAAACTAAAATTATTTTCAAAGTCATAATTATGTACAAATCCTAATGACCACTCTGGTCTTCTTAATGATACGGTATCATTTTTCTTACTATTTAAATGACTTGCAAATACTTTAAAATCTTTTTGTTTAAAACTAAACTCAATACCATCTGTATTTAAATCGCCAATATCATTTTTAAATATAGTTGTTGCAAAGTTATTTTTAGTTAGTGTTAATTCTTGTGATCCACCATACTCAATAGCTGTGTATTGTGTTTCATCTTTATAACTTGTTGATGTACTACCACTTATACTTAAACCATCTTCTATCTCTTTAAAAAATCCTAGTTTATATGTTTCATGTTCTTCATCAAATCTATGATGATATGAAAATATATTATACGAAGCATTAAAGAAGTATCCTAGGTTATGATGATTACCTGTATTCTCACTCCATGTACTTTCGCCATATGACTCATTATGTTTGTAATCAAAACCAAACCCATAGTTTTCTTTTTGATGTGTTCCTCTTATTGTAAAGTTATCACTTTCATAATGGGCGTCATCAAAATCTCTATCATAATCATGTGTGTGAAGTGTTAAACTATTATTTAAATAATCTATTCCTGTTTGAAAAGCATAGAATGTATTATCTGACCATTTGTCATTTTGTATTGCAACACTATGACCATCTATATCTGTAAAAGTATTTCTAGCAAACCAACTTGTTCTCCAATGTATAAGATCATACCACTTACTTACATTAACAGATATTGATTTGTTATCTGTGCCATCTAATTCATCTGCACCTGATAAAGCAGAAACATTTTTTGATTCATGTTGACCTGCTGAAACTGATATATCAAAATCATTTAATCTAGTGTAATAATTACCATTAATAGTTTTGTCATTACCATTACCTGATACACTAAATTTTTTATCGTAATCTACATTTGTTCTAAAATTAATTACACCACCAACTGCGTCTGCACCCCAATGAGCACCAGACGATCCTTTATATACGTCTATCTGATACACGTTAAACATAAAATCTTGCCCTACATCAAATTGACCTGTAGGTGTAGAGAAGTCATTTATAGGTATACCGTTCAATAAAACTAAAGCGTGATTAGAATTTGTGCCTCTAAAAAACACCGATGATTGTTGACCTGTAGGACCTGATTGTGTTACATCTAAACTAGAAACAAAATTTAATACTTTAGGTAAATCAATGAGTTTATACTTTTCTATTTCACTCTTTGTTATAACTGTAGTAGGTGTAATTTTATCACCTAATGCGTTTGAATTGTTGATAGATGGTTTAATTACAACACAAGGAATATCGTTTTCCCAATTGCAATTGTTTTCTTTAGAATAGGCAATATTAGCCCATACCAAGATTAATATAAGAATTAATCTTATCATGTGAGTCTCCTTGCTCGTTGTATGGCCTAGGTGGCATTCGGAGTATAACCGTATCAAGTAATCTGAACGAATTTCACGTCACTTTCCCACTACGCTTTTAGGCCATTATTATATAACTAAATAATAACAGGTTTTTGCGAATTTGTCAATAGTCTATATATAATCGGTATAAATAGTACTATGGCAGCTGTAGCAAATTTTAATATAGACCAAGGAACGACTTTTAGTTCAACTGTAACAGTTAAAGATAGTACGGGAAATCCGTTAAATTTAACTGGTTATACAGCAAGTGCAAAGATGGCTTTGGGATATGCAAGTACAAGAACACGTACAGACTTAACAATAGAATTTACTTCGGATAGAACGACAGGTGGTGTCACTATGTCACTAACTGCAACGCAAACAGCCGCTTTAGAAGCACCTGCAAGATATGTGTTTGATTTAGATATAACAGATTCTTCAGGAACAGTAACAAGAGTAATTGAAGGTTTAATGACTATTAGACCTAATGTATAATAAGGAGAATACAAAATGAGTAGTGAAACTTTAAATTCAACAGCACCTGCGACAGAAACATCTTTTACAATAGACGGTAAAGAATATAAGAAAAGTGAATTATCACCTAAAACTTATAATTCTATTATAGTAAGACAAGATTTGCAAGCAACTAAAATCAAACTTTCTTTAGAGTTAGAAAAGATTGCAATTCTTCAGGCTCACTATGATAATGCTATTGCAAACGAATTAGGTATTGAAATCAAAAAACCAGAACCTAAAACAGACGCAGCTGAAGATAAAAAGTAGTTAAAATACATTATTGTAGATTGATTTAGTACCTTATTATTATAAATATTGTTATAGAACAATTAATAACAGGTAACAATGTCAAACGATATTACAGCTACGTATAGTACAGGTACTAATACAACTGCTACAATTAATAGTAATTCAACAGGACCGAATAACGTTTCTGTTACTTCACCATCTGTCGCTCAACTTCAAAGTAACGTTAATAAACTTACTGGATTAAGTGACGTAAATGCTTCAACACTTGACGATGGAGCAATGATTCAATATGATGATACATCAAAAAAATTTATAACAAGAACTGAAATAAAAACTGAAAGTGGTAATTTAGTATTAAACGGTGGCACATTTTAATAGGGAGAAAAAATGGCAACAATTATAAAGATTAAACGAACCACAGGTGCTGTCGCACCCTCGGGTCTTAACCAAGGGGAACTCGCCTACGTTTACGATACATCAGCTGCAAGTACAGGTGCTGGTGGTAACGGTTTACGATTATTCATAGGTGATCCTTCTTCTACATCAAACGCTGCAATTCAGATAGGTGGACAATACTATACTCAATTGATGGACCATGCACATGGTACATTAACTGCTTCATCTGGTCTAATAGTAGACTCAAACAAAGCAATAGACGAAATTCTTATAGGTAATAGTGCCACAACAGGTGGTACAATAAAATTAAACGAAGGTACCAATAACGGTGCTCACTTCGTAGCATTAAAATCTCCCAATAGTGTTGCAAGTAGCATAACGTTTACTTTACCTGGTACAGATGGTTCTAGTGGTCACTTATTAACTACAGACGGTTCTGGTAACCTATCATTTGCTGCCCCAGCTTCAAGTCAATTTACAATTGCTGCTGATAGTGGATCAAATGATACATTTAACACTGGCGAAACTTTAACACTTGCTGGTGGTACTGGTATTGACTCAACAGTATCTAACAACCAAGTTTCATTTGCTATAGACGCTACTGTTGCTACGTTGGCAGGTACACAAACCTTTACAAACAAAACTTTAACATCTCCTAAATTAAATGAAAACGTTGCCTTATCTGCAACATCAACTGAATTAAATTTATTAGATGGTATTACTGCTATTAATGATGAAGACGATATGTCAAGTGATAGTAACACTTCACTTGCAACTCAACAATCAATTAAAGCATACGTTGACTCACAAGTCACGGCACAAGATTTAGATTTTCAAGGTGACTCTGGTGGTGCATTAAACATAGATTTAGACTCTGAAACACTTACAGTTGCTGGTGGAACTGGTATAGATACATCTGGTTCTGGTAACACATTAACAGTTGCAATAGACTCTACTGTTGTTACAAAAACAGGAACAGAAACATTAACAAATAAAACATTAACAAGTCCTACATTAACAACACCTAAATTTGCTGACGATGGTGCAATTACTGACGCAGCTGGTAATGAACAGATTAAATTTCAACAGACTGCAAACGCTGTAAACTTTGTAGAAATTACAAACTCTGCTACAGGCGATGGTGTTAAAATAGGTTCTCAAGGTGACGATACAAATGTTAACCTAATACTTGACGCTAAAGGTTCTGGTACTGTTGATGTTAATTCAAGTAGAATAGTAAACGTAACTGATCCATCTTCAGCACAAGACGCTGCTACAAAAGCATATGTTGATAGTGTTGCAAATGGTTTAGATGTAAAAGCTTCTGTTAAGTATGCTTCAACAGCAAACGTTACTGGTACATACGATAACTCTGCTGGTACAATTACTGCAGGATCAAATGGTGCATTTTCAATTGACGGTGCAACACCAACTGCTGCTGACAGAATCTTATTAAAAAATCAGACAACTGCAACTCAAAATGGTTTATATTTAGTTACAACTGTTGGTTCAGGCTCTGCCGCTTATGTATTAACAAGAACACCAGACGCTGACGCAGCTGCTGAAATAACTGGTGGTGCTTTCGTATTCGTAGAAGCTGGTACTGCAAATGCTGACAATGGTTACGTATTCACACACAATGGTACTCCAACATTAGGAACAACTAGTATAACAGTTGAACAATTCTCTGGTGCTGGTCAAATATCTGCTGGTGCAGCTTTAACTAAATCAGGTAACACATTAAACGTTGCTGTAGATGATTCTACAATTGAAGTATCAAGTGATGAATTACAAATTAAAACAACTTATCCTGGTCAAACATCAATCACTACATTGGGAACAATTGCAACTGGTGTATGGCAAGGCACAGTAATTGATGAAGTATATGGTGGTACAGGAAACTCATCTTACACAACTGGTGACGTTTTATATGCAAGTGGATCAAACACTCTTGCTAAATTGGCATTAGGTGCAAATGGTAAAATTTTACAATCAAACGGTAGTAACGTAGCATACGGCGATATTGACGGCGGAACTTACTAATCGTTATATAATAGAGAGATATAATGGCGACAGTTATTAAGTTAAAGACAGGTACAAGTACACCCTCTACAAGTGATATTGCTTCACGTGAGGTTGCGATTGATACTTCAGCACAGAAATTTTATATCAATGATAGTGGTACTATCAAAGAAAT